TGTGCTCCAGCTGATGTTGTAACTTAACGCATCTTAACATTCACCATGGTGATGTCATGACTGCTATCTTTGATACAGTGTTAACCTCCTTTTGCGAGGATGTCTTAAATGACAGGTCGTTATCAGAAACTCTTCTGGGTCTTGTTAGGGATTTCGATGCTTCAAGCGTCGTGCCCGGATTTAGCCCATCATCTAGCCGTGAACTTGCAATATATCGTCAACTTCACGGGTTTAGCAAGCGCTTCGTCGGAAAGACAGAGCGATTGCCACTAGTCACTGATGAAGAGCGTCAAGAGAGTGCAGTCGCACTCTTCGTTGCCGCCAATTCTCAGTGTGAAGAGACCAATCGGAAACTGCGTGCTTGGCGCGCTGGGGACACCGAAGTTTTACCTCGGCTGATCCAGCTAATTCTGCCGGAAGCGCAGTCCCTTATATACGATTGGTTTAGCGACTTCTACCAAACAGTGCCCTATGGACTGGTTGGTGCATGCGCACGGCCTGGCCCCGGTTCCTCAATCGACATCGCTGGTGTTAGAACGGATTTCTACACCAAGATCGCCGATGGGCCCCGGACTGCCAGTACCCCGTTCGTAGCCGCTTGGCTATCTCGTATCATAGCCTCATCTCCCCTTTGGGCTGAGACTGAATCCTTACGGTCCAGTCAGCATGGGGAGAGTAGAACAGGAGTAAGGGCTCGCTTTACAACGGTCCCTAAATCTCACGTCACAGACAGAGGCATTAGCGTTGAACCGACTGATAACATGATGTTACAGTTAGGAACGAAAGAATTCCTACAGTTTGTTCTCCGCAGGCGCTTGCTGATTGACTTGGAGTCACAGCAAGAAATCAACCGCAGACTGGCTTATCTTGGTTCCACCGGGAGAGATCCCGATAATTGGGCTACAATAGACCTAAAATCTGCGTCTGACACTATCTGTGTAGAGTTGGTTCGTTATCTTATACCTCCTGACATTTTTGAGTGGCTAAATGCCATCCGCTCTGATGTTGTTGAGTTGCCAGATGGCAATCTACTTCCATTAGAGATGATGTCAACTATGGGGAACGGATATACATTCCCGCTTCAAACACTGATATTTGCCAGCCTTGCTCATGCCACTCTCAACATGCTTGGTATTCGTACCAGGCTTCAGAGGAGTGGACGCTGGGCACCAGCATACGCAGTGTATGGTGACGACATAATCGTCCCTGCGCGCGCTTACTCGGATGTCACCAAAGTCCTAGAGCAGTCAGGATTTACCGTAAATCTCACAAAGTCCTTTTCTGAGGGACTCTTCCGTGAGTCGTGCGGCGAAGACTGGCACTCTGGGTACAACGTGAGACCGGTGATGGTGGAATCTCTTGACTCCATTGCCGACCGTCTTTCTCTGATTAACCGGTTAAATGTTTGGTCTGCGCAGCACAGTGTGGGTCTTCCCACCACCATTGCTGCCCTTCTGAACTCTATTCCTAGGAGGAATAGGTTGCCGGTACCTAATTTTGAGGAAGACGACGCTGGCATTAAGTTGCCTCTGGAAGCAGCCTTATCTTGTGGCGGACTGGGGTTCTCACCCCAGATTGTCGAGAGACATACCGTCCAAGGTGGCTGTGTGATAAATCCAGGGTCAATTCAGTACATGGTGAGAGCGCCTAGAAAGATTCAATTGGCGTTCTTTACCATCCAGCGTGTGGAGGGCCACCGCGAGTGTAAGGTCATCATTCCAAGGGAGGATATCCTCAATTGGCCTGGTGCCCTACTAAGCGCACTCCATGGTTCTCTAAAGGGACACGGGATCTGTCTGCGGATGCAAACAGCCCGTTACAAACATACACATTCATTCACCCCCATGTGGGGTTCTGGACACGTGTATGGTGGCCTTCCGGGCCACTGGTCAGGAGCTTACGCCCATTGGGAATGGGCAGTACATACTAACCTTTCCATCTTCAGGACGCGGTATGCTTCCCAGCTTACTGTTTCCTAAGGGAGGGAGGTAGTATCCCGGGGTCCTCACACGCGAAAGCGTGCGAATGCCTCGGGTGTCTCCAGGATAAGGAAATTCC